ATAGAACTTTGTGAAAAAAGCAGAGCTTATACTCATGACCTAGACCCAATAACTACTATATCGGGAGTTCATGAGTATGAGTTTGATCAACCAAGTGGTACAGATGTACACCAAATACAATGGGCTACTTTTGATGGCAATGACTTAGATCCTATAAGCCCAAGAAGTTTAGAATTAAATTATCCTGATTGGAGAGATAAATCAGGTATACCTACAGTATATTTGCAGAAAACAGCTAATACTTTTTGGTTAGTACCAGTACCAAATGCAAAAACTGTTGATGGGTTATTGGTGAATGTAGCTTTAAAACCAACAAGAACTACTAACAATATAGATACAGAATTTAGTAACACTTATCGCGACGGGATTATTTATGGTGCTATTTACAGGTTGTTAAGAATACCTGGTAAAGAGTGGACTAATCCTATGGCGGCTGCTGATTATTTTAACCTGTTTCAAGCTGAAGCGTCTGATGCAGAGTTAAGAGGTAGAGGAGGCAACATAGGTGTTAAAAGAACAGTAAAATATAAAAGTGCTGGTTTATCCCCAAGGAAGAGGTATGGACGATACGGAAAAGAGTTGGACAACTGATGGTGTGACTTTCAAACATGTTCCTCAAGAGGAACTAAAGTTTGTTTATAGTAATATAGAGCCAGATTTAGTAAGGGTAACTCAAAAAGCGACAGCGGATTGGATTCCTGCTGATATATACGCAGCCGTAAGAAGTGGTAATACACATCTTTACGTAGCATTTAAAGATAATTATTATGCTGGCTTTGTTGTAGTATCGATTTTAAGAGATGCTGTAGGAGAAAAAACATTACATATTTGGGTAGGGTACAGCCGACCTAAATATAATATAATAGGTGCAGGTGTGGAGTTTTTAGAGTATCTAATACAAAATACCGACATAGTAGGAATGGAATTTCATTCCGACCGCCCTGGATGGAACAGAGTGGCTAACAAGCATGGATTTAAAGCAGTAACAACAGTTTATAAAAAAGGTAGGTAAAAATGGTAAGTGGACCAAAAGCATCAGAATATGCACCGGGGCCAGATGAAAAGAGACTGGCCGCAGAAGGTAAAAATGATCTAGATTTTTTTCAAAATTCTGGTATGCAAGATTTGTTAGTTAGACAAATACAAGAGGTTAGTAAAACTAACCGTGCTTCTACAGTAAGAGGTTTTAGAAGCGCTGATATAGCACAAACTTTACAAAACGATATTAATCTGCAGTTAGCGAGAAGCTTTGCAGATACTACAATGCAAACTATCGTTTCTGCAAAAGAAACAATTAAAGCAAACTCAGATGCTTTAAATGCGGGAATACAAGAAAAACAAACCGCATTAGCTAATGCTTATGGTTTTTCTGGAAATGCTACTAATGCACTTACTACAGCGGCAAAAATTGATAATCTGGGAACTTTGTCAGATGCTAAGGCAATACAGTCAGAACGTTTAGCTAGAAATAAGATGGTGTTTGAAGGGGCAAAAGCTGCTGGGACATTTGGAATAAGTATGCTTGGAAAACGTAATGCAGCTAGAGCTATAACAGGTGACGACACTTTAGGATTTGGTAATTATAATTTTACTCCTGGTCAGGGTGGAGGAATTAATGTAAGCAAAGGGAGTCTTTTTGGTCCTACAACGTTTTTTGGTGAAAAAGACGGGACAAGAGGCTTTGGTTCTTACGCCGACAGGATAAGGTTTGGGTAGAGTTTAATTATGGATGCTTGGACTGAAATAGGTAAAACAATGGGTGTTTTAATGCAGAACCCATATAATATTCCTTTTGATTTTAGTGGAATGAGTATTCAACTTAATAATACACAGTTTCGAAAAGACCTAGAAGAAGCGACCTTAACAAAAAATATTGCAGCGGCTCAACAAACAACAATGTTGGACCCTATTGCACAATCACAACAGGTTTCGTCTCCAGCAATAGTAGACACTGGTTTAGCTAGAACTCCCGAAGGACAAATGATAGATCCCGAAACAAATAACCCTACGCCACCCCCTAATTTTGGTAATGTAGATTATTCTCCGAGAGCTGCTGGAGAGTTAGCGGAGGTTACAGACCCTGCTCAAACATTCGCTGATATAGCTAAAAGGCAAGGTGAGTTTAAAAGAGCTAATATTAGACCGTTTGAGGAAGCTTTGATTAAACAGATAAGAGAAGGAGAAGATGAGCTTGTAGCTCAAGCCCCTTTAGATGTAGCTAGGCAAGCTACTAAAGTAGAAGGTATAGCTAGGCGTAATGTTAGTAGATATGGTTTTCAAGAAACGGGAGCTACTCGACAAGCTAGAAATACAGCACAATCGCTTGCAAGAACAGTAGCGGTTACTGATGCAGTTAATAATGCAAGACTAGACCAAGATTCTAGTAATAAACAATTATTAAATGTTTTAGTAAACGCTGGTAGCAGCGTACAACAAATGGGATTAGGTGCATTAGGGAGTGCTGCATCAATGCAAGGGTCAAGAGATAATGCTTTCAGGCAAGCCCAAGCTAGCTCAAAAGCACAAAAATATGGCTTCATAGGAAGTCTATTTAGTATGATATAGATATGGCTAAGACTTTTTTTGATATATATGATCAGGCGGTGTACAACACTACTCGCCAAGCGCAGCAGGCTCTTACCCTGTCTCAAGGTTTATACAAACAAAATGTAGGCTACTATGCTGGTAATCATGAGAAATTACACAATACTTTGATAAGTGAGGATCCATCTAATTCGTTTGCAACTGAGAACCCAAACGATAATCCTCTAATAATGAGCTTTTCCGAAGTTTTAAAAAGAACCCAACCAGAGTTTGCTAACTCAGGAGCAACCTTTCCAGAACTAGTGAATAGTGATGTAGGTAAAAAAATTCTTGCAGATACTGGTCTTATACAAGCTATTACAAACAATAGAACCTTTTTAAAAAGTCTTACACCTACAGACCAAAGACTTAATGGAGAAATTTTGTATGCTGTAGAACTCGCAGAGGTAGATGCTCAAGAAGGGGGTGGGCTAGGAGTTAACTACAACTCTCTTTCTAGATCTTATGGAAAAGAGAATGAGGAAGAACCAGGGCAACTTTTAATAACAGAAAAACAATTAGGCCAGGCCTTTGAAGACCACCAAGCGAACACCTATATAGAAAACGCACGTCTTAATGGTGGTGGTTCTACAATGATGAAATCCAATACTTTTCAATTCTTTAAAGGGCAAAACATAGCAGAAGAAATAACCCTACAAGATGGTCAAGATATACATGGAACAAATATAGGTAAACAAGCAGAAGATGAGAAGGGTAATATTCAAACTTACTCTAGAGATCTGGCAGAGTCCCAAAAATTTATAAGTGAGTTAGCAGAAACTCTTAATCAACCAAAAGAAACTTTAGCTGGGCTAACTGGTGAAGAGTTAATTAATTTAGATGATGAAAGTATTCAAAATTATGTTCGTTCTAATGTAGCAGAAGTTAACCCTATAACACAAATAGTTAGAGGACCGGTTACAGGAGAAAAAACTACAGGTGGGTTGGAACGTGATTTAATACGTGCTAGAAATAGGTTAGTAGGTTTACAAAGGCGAAAATTAAAACTTGAGAGAAGGTTAGACAATTTTTCTAAAGATAATGCGGATGGCAGAAGGGATAGATTAATACGAAATACAGAAAAAGAAATAGAAAAAGTTAATAGAGATATAGCTAATTTTGATGAAAGAGTCTTAGAACCAACTACTGATGTCCTTACTAGACGTATGGAAAGACAGAAAGCTAGCACAGAAAGAAAACTAGAAACTGATCCAAAACTAAGACGTCTTAGGGAGAATTTACGAGATTTAGAAGACTCTTTACAAGTATATTCTGGTAATAAACAAAGTAATCTTTATAAAGCTGCCGAAAAGTCATATAACGCAACTATAGATAGTATCGAAGAAAGAGAGAAAAAACTTTCAGTATCACCTCTTGAAAAAACGGTTTCTTTAAGACAATTCAATAGCATGATAGATTCTTTTAATGCAGAACAACCTATTAAAAATGTTCCTCCTGCTCAGTTCCTTGTGCGTAAATTAAGTTCTGGTGTACTTAAAGATGACCAAGGAAATTCTATATCCATACCTATGAATACTGAAACAAAAATTAAATTAGAAGATTATGTAGCAAAAAACTTTGACCCAAAAACTGAAAAAATAGCATTACTTACTGAACCAGAAGCTGCCAAACATGGTGTAAGAACAACAACTACTCGAAATGGAACTTTTGTTGCGGATGGCTCACGAAAAAATCAAAGAGACGCCGGCGGAGAAGCTATGATAAAAGGATTCATGGTACTTCAATCTTTATCACAGGATAAACAACTAACTGGGGCACAACTAATTGATTTTATGGAGTCATTAAAAAACGGCTACATGCTAGATACTAAGGCATACCAAGCTGCCTTAAACGCACAAAAATCAATGGGTACATCTAACTATAATCTTTTGAAAAACCAATACAAAGGCTTCAATGCCATGTTTGAAAGAGGAGACAAGGCTGGTTCGGGTGAGAAGGCTAGGGGTGTTCTTGCACTTCTCGGGCCCAATAGCGATGAAGATGCAATTGAAGACGCATTGGTAGGTGGTATAAACGCATTAAGCGAGGCAAAAGGAACACTTGGATATAAAAACAAATTAAAAGACATAAACGGCAACCAATATAATTTTTATGCAGTTGGTAAAAACGGCTTTAACGAATTAGAAGACCAAGTATTCGAGAAGAGTATATATTGGGCAGCTCAAAATAGCACTAGCATGGGTGAATCGCTTAGGAATGCACTTGGACTTATTAGAAGCCTTGGCTCAGGAGTGGATCCTTTTCGAAAAGGCTTAGGTGGATTAGATTTAGTAGCTGTTTATGGTGAGGACGGTAGAGCTGATCGGTTTGACAATCCCATTGAAGGTATGGCAACAAAAGAGGCTCAAAGGGTAAATCCGACTGGTTACATTTTAGTAGACTCTAATACCGGGCAAGATATTAGTGGGCCTATTAATTATGAAGATTGGAAAGACTTAAGTAGCAAGTTAGCTGGCAGAATATCTGGGTTTAAAGCAGATACATTTATGCAAACGTTAAAAGACAAAGCTACAGACGACTTAGAGGTTAGATTCAGACCCCGATAATGTATGTCAGAAAAAATACGCCAAATTTTACTTGCCGAAAGAACGGATCTTGCTAGAGACGCACGAAGAAGGGAACGAGAACTACCAGACATTTTAGTAAGGGAAGCGCGAGAACCTATTAGTGAGTACAACCCTCCGGAAAGAACTTTTAACTATGGTACAGCAGAGTATTTTGCCGAAGGGTATCGCGCAGGTTTTGAACAAGTAGCTGGATCTTTTGATGGTATCTCTGCCATTGGTAATTTACTAGTTGGGGATAAAGAAAGTGCAGAAAAAGATCTTGCTCGAATGGAGATGCATGATAAAAATATTCAAGCAGCTCTTTCCGAACTAGACACCTTTGAAGGTTTCGTAGATGACCCTACTTTAGACGGTGCTTTTAAACAAGTAGCTAGAGGAGCTGGACAACTTATATTCCCAGCAGCTTTAACTATAGGAGAAGGTTTAGCCACTGGTTTTACTGCTACTGCTGCTAGAACCGCTTTTACACAACCTGGTAGAGCCGCTCTAAAAGATTTATATACTTCTACGGTAAGAAAAGTAGGGGGCATACGCGCGGATAGAGATTTCATACCAGATACAGACATGGCTATGGGCGCTTTTTCTGGGCAAGGTTGGCAGAAAGCTGCTAAAACACCTAACGCATTTGAAGAGATGTGGTTTAAAACTCTACAAAACAAAGGTGTTGAAAATTTAACACCGGAAGAAAAAGTAGTTATGGATGTTACTCGTAAGTATTTACGAGAAGCAAAAATTGGTGGAGCCATAGGTGCTTTTGCTGCTGCAGAAACTATGATTGCTCCTGAAATTTTAAGGGAGTACCAAGAAGCTGGTTTAGAGTTAGGACCAACAGAGGCTCTAATGGCAACTTTAAGTGGAGTTCCAGCTGCTGCTCTAGATGTACTAGCAGAGTCAGTTTTCTTTGGTGCTATGTTTAAAATGGCCACACAGTCTACTCGACTTAATAAAGCCAAACTAAGATTACAAAGAGGCGATAAATTAAATGAGTCGGATATGCAGGCTTTGGCTATAGACCAAAAAGCCCGTATTGAAGGCGTGGATAGTTTAGACAGAATAGAAAAAGAATTTTTAAAAAGATACGAAAAGAGAAGTGCTTTAACTCTAATGGGGGATGTAGCTAAAATGTCTCTTGCTAGTACTGCAGCAGAAAGTGCTACAGAGGGTTTACAGGAAGAAATAATAATGAGTCAAAGAACTCTAGTTGACCCTTCTTTTGATAACCAAAGCCAAGAAGCTAATTTAAGAAGAATGCAAGCCTATTTTGATGGCGGTGTAGGAGGGGGTGGACGTGGTCTTATTGGTGGAACAAGTGCTGCTATATTTAGACAATCTAGGGAATTTCTTTCTCAAGTACGAGAAGATAAAGAGTGGGCAAAAATACAAGCTGAAAAATATGCAGATTTAGAGGAGCTTGGCGGATTGCCAGAAACCAGAGAAGATATCCAAGCACAGTTAAATGCTATGGTTGACCCCGACTACGAAAGAGAGGCGGTGTGGCTTACCACAGAAGCGTTAGCTGCTAATGATTTAACATATCGTTTCTCTACTCCGGAGGCATCTCCAACACTTAGAGAAAGGTTAAGGCAGCCCACTGCAGAAGAAATAAATGCAGCCATAAGCGAACGTCCAACCGATCCTTTAATAACTGGGGCTGCTCGTTTAAGTGCTAAAAAATTTAGAGAGTTTTTAAATGAGGCTTTTGCTACAAAGGGCAGAAAAGAACAAGATATTCCTAAACTAGGTATATCAATAGACCCTGACGGATTTGGTATTTTAATAACGCCTAACCCAAAACTAAGGGAGTTTTACCAAAGTCAAAGAGCAGATGGTGCAAACATTAGAAATGTGTTGGCACAAATTTTACAGTTTGAGCCAGAAGTAGAACCTGAAGACGGTGAAGTACAAGCTGAAACAGATGTTGTAGCTACAGACGAAGCTGGTTTAAGTGGACAACAGCAAGTAGTGCAATTAACAGAGGACGATAAGGTCGTCTGGGAACAAACAACAAGCACTAGTAATTTACGTAAAGTAGTTAAAAAAGCCGAACAACAATATAAGGGCCCAGAAAAAATTAAAAACGCACCTACAAAAGGTCCACAACCTGAACAACTAACTCTTCCTGGTATGGGAGAGGGGTACACAATTCAGTACCCAATGTCAGAGCAAAATATTGAAGACCAATTAAATGCATTAGACAGTTATGAACAACAACTTTTAAGTGGTATAGAACAAGCAATTATAGATGATGACTTGCCTAAAATGCGCGAGTTAAAAGCTAATCTTGAAGGTACTAAAAAAACTCGAAAAAATTTAAAGATTGTTATCAAGAGCCCAGAAGAAGTAGCTGATGAACGTTTAGCAGCTAATAAAAAAGATGATAAAGAAATTATTACTAGAAATATGGTTTTGGATGGCGGGCTTGACGAAGATGAGGTCAACAATACTCTTAAGTCTACTACAGAGCAATATGGTACTAGCATAATAGGACCCTTGGCTAAAGATCAAGATGCTGATTTAGCTTATGAAACCTCTAACCTTTTGGGTATGGGTAGAAGTGATAATGAGATAGTTCAAGGTAAAAAAGGAGCATATGCTTTTTCAACATTACCCCTAGAAAAATTTAAACTTTTAGATAGAAAAGCACAAGATAAAGTAAGGCTTCAAAGAGCTGAGGCGATGTTTGCAACCGTAAGAGCACAATTACTAATTGACGATGTATTTCTGCATACAGAAGACTCCGATAGGGTTGCAGACTTTAATGAACAACTTACAGTTCTTAATCAAGGGATAGATAAAACTGAAAAAGAATTTACTAATTTACAAGATTCTGAAACTGCAAAAGCCTTACAAAGAACAAACGCTTTAGCACTCGAGGTTTTTCTGAAAGATCCCAAGAATAGTAAATTTAGTCGAAATAAACTAACAGAACAATATTCAAAATTAGACGGATCGGCAAAACGTAAATTAATAATAGATAGTTGGAAGAAAAACGTAGATAGACCGGTAGAATCTTTAGAGCTGTATTTACAAGCGATTAGTAACAAAAAGAAACATATAAAAAAATTAACACTTCAAAGGGAACAGTTAATACAGCTTCGTGATGAGTTTTTACGTGAAGCGCCTACAACAGACCAAAGTAGTTTTAGTACTGCTAAAAATGCTAGGTTTAGAAAAACTAGAACTTTTATAGAAGAGAAACTTTTAGGCACAATCCCTGAAGATAAGAGAACACAGGTGTTAGGTAAAGATAGTGACCCTGTAGCATTTATGGAACTTTTGGAAGAAGTATACAGCGATATTGAAGACCATATGCTTTTAGAACCCTCTGGGGCTGTAGTATCAGATGCTACTAAAGATAGTATAAGAGAATTAATAAGAAAAAACGAAGCCATACTAGCACAGCGTGATTTAGATATCATAATAAATAGGCAAAATAAAGCTAGAGAAACACGTAGTAAATTACGTCGCGAAAACAAAAACAATATTGTTAACCCTGGTGCTGTAGAGGGGAGAATAGCCAAAGAGAATTTAGTTGAGAGGGCTGATAATTTTTTTGATGACAGCATTCTTTCTAGAAGAAGATTAGAAGCCTTAGAAATGGTAGCTGAAAACTATGTGCTTGGAGAGCAGGGAGTTGCTTTAAGTGACTTAGGGTATAGGCAGGGGGAATCTATTACCTCTACGTTAGGTGGCATTTTGGAGGATAGTAAATCTGCTTTATATGACCCAGAGGTTTACAGGGCCAATGGTACTATTTTAGAAGTTTTAAAAGAGACACAAGAGGCCGACCCAAATTCTATCTATGAGATAGTTGGCTCTTCTGCAGCGGAAGCGCCCGCAAGTGACTTTATACTTAACCCTAAAACAACAAGAACAATCGAAGATACAGCCACTCATATAATGATGGCAAAGAAGATTAAAAAAAATGGCGAAGGTTTTGACGCACTTCAAATTCCTGCTTATATTGAAGCGGCAAGGAGCGTTGCAAATGTACAAGGGCAAAAAATTGTTGTTTCTTTTGAGGCTTTAGATAGCAAATACGGGCCGCAAGCTAGAGAAATAAAAGCGTTCCTTAACCAATTAAAAGATATAAACATTTCAGATGATTACCAATCTATAGTTAAAAAAATAACTCCAGAATCTGAAGTAGGTTTATATGGTGCAAAATATATAGACGGTGTGACTGGCAAACAAATGCCAGCTAGAAAAGCAGTACAAAAAGCAGTTAGTAATGCTAGGCAAATTAATAGGGATCTAAGTGAAACAGAACATATAAACAAAAATGAATACACAAATATACCTGGTTCAATGCCTTTAAAATATGGGTGGTTTTACAGAAGTTATAATAAGAAAAACGAATCAAGCGATAACGCTCTTGCTATGAATGAAGTGCTCAGTGCCGGAGTCTCTATTATAGAAAGCAGACTAGATTCGATAGAGAGGTCAACTGCAGATTTTAATTTTAAGTTAGCTACTGGTTTTGGACATTTATTGTCTGATGGTCACCTAATAAGTTTTCAAGATATGGATGGTAAAAACGGAGACATTGTATTTAAGTATCGAACTTATGATAAGAAAAAGAAGGAATACACCGCTATACAAGAAATAGTTGTAAAAGATTTTGAACAACGAATAGAGGACAAGGCTTTACAAGGACACCTTAAACCTACCGCTGTTATTGAGACTCAAACAATAAAAGAAGGAAAAGACGGAGAAGTTGTTGAGGGTGTAAAAACATCAAAATATACAACAAGAGTTCTTGTAGACAAAAAAAGTAGAGTACCTGCTAAATATATAAGGTTTAACCCTACTGTTTTTAAAAAAGCGATTAAACCTGATTATTTCATGTCAGAGAAACCTTATAGTGCTACCTCTATGAAAGATAGAGATCGAATATTTGAAAATGAATATAGTTTATTTAATTTACCTATTTACTATAACCCTAAAAACCAAAGAGCTACAGACCAACACCAAAGTGCTCAAGACCTTATGGAAGAGAGCCAGCAAACTCCATTTTATTACACTACAAATGAGTCAGGGCAAGTTACTATAAAAAAACTTAGAAAAGAAGATTTACATTCTACTATAAGAAACAAAAAGAAAATGCTAGCGAACCCAGATGCTGAGGATGTAGCAGATGTAAAAATGAGCGAAGTAGAGGGTTTAGTAGAGGGGTTAAATGAATCTGAAAAAGAAGGTGCTTTACTTGGCTATGGGAGTATAGAAGCCGTAGAGGATCGAATTAAGGCAATATATCTTGATAAGTATAAATTACCAAAGGAATCTTTTGATGATGAAAAGTTTTTACTTGAAAATTTAGATATAAAAAATGATTTAGTTTTAGAAGAGATTTACACCGGTCTACAGGAAGGTGTTGATTTTGTAGGGTTTGATATAGCTCAAAAGCTAGGTTACAACGTAGTGGGTCTCGCTCCACAAATGAAACAATTTGGTAGAAAACAAAAGGCACTAAAAACCGAAAGTTTAGGTTTGATGTCTGTAATTTATGGAGAGGACCCTAATCTTGTACAAGAAGGGCCGCCTGTTCCGGGATCGGTAGACGTTACTGGAGTACCCGTAAAAGGTTTAGATAGATTAAGACAACAAAGAATTGCAATAAGAAAAGCTATTCAAAAAACAATGTCTGAACCACCTCCAAAAATACCTGTTACTACAGTAGTGCCTTTTAATAAAAACAAACAAGGGAAAAATATCCTACCTAAAGGGGCGGTAAATGTATTACGAAACTCTAAAAAACCTAACGAGCATTATGGAAACCCTTTTGTTTTCAGTAAGGAATTATTTGAGAATATAAAGAAAAAAGGCACAAAAGCTATTTTAGTAAAAAATAGAGCGAGAGCGGTAAATAATTATAGGGATTGGTTAAATGGCAAGATGCCAGAGTTAGAACCGGAAAGACGTCAATGGATACTTGATCAAATAAAACAAGGTAAATTAGATGGTAAAAAATTAGCATATTCCACAGGAGGTAAAGCTACTGCCTCATCGAATATGAGTCATGCGAATGTTTTAGCTGAAGCTGTAAATAAACGAACCTTAAATAAATTAGACCAACAAAAGTCTAAGACAAAAGTTATTGCCGGGATGATGGATCCTAAAGTTGTGGGCAACGTAGAAAGCTATTCTGCACGTACTGAAATTATAACAAGAACTTCTGATGCAATAGTTATGTTTGCTGAGGCTGATGCTAAAGGATTTTTTACTCCTGGGAGTCAACTTACAAAAAATCTTGCAGAAAGATATGGTAAACCAATATTAATAAACCCTACTTCTGAGTATGAAATTATTAACTTCCTTACTAGTAATAAGGTTAAAAAGTTAATGATTGCTGGTAGTGGTCTGGATGTAAATCTTTTAAAAGAAACAAAGTATGATCAGATTTTGCATGATGCTTTAAAAGAGGTAAAAGATCTACAAGGCAAAAAAGGAAAAGAATTAGCTGAATTTAAAAGAAAAGCCCTAGAAACCCCAGAAAAATTTGTCTACCCTAGTTTGGAAGAAGAGAACGAAATACTAGACGCAATGATAATTGAAGCAAATTTAAAAATAAAAGATCCTTCTGTTTATGCTACTTATATTGGTGATCAAATAGGTACTAGTTCAGATTCTGACCCTTTAAATATAGCGGAGGATCTTGAAGGGGAAGCAGCGGCCTTAGCTAGGTCTAAAAAAATGGTAAAAACGGATTTACCTTTAAAGACAGTTCTTTCCAGACAACAAGTTATAAATGGTGAGGTTATTGATGGAGTGCAAGATTTAGATGTAAAAAATGGCATATATATTGAGGATGATGTTAGTCGTGATTTTGAAGATTTAGAAGTCCCAAGAGGTGAAGATGCTGGTACTTTAGTAGCTAACCAACTTTTAAGTTTAAGACGTAAAAAGTTATCTGATTTAACTTTTGCAGAAAAAAGGGCAAAAGAAATAATAGAGCAAAAAACTAATAAAATATTCGCTACTCCTAGAGACTTATATTTAATGTATAAACAATTAGGACAAGATTTAAACTTAGACGTAGCAAAAGCCGGAAGAATTGTAGACCCTATTAAAAGACTATCTGAAATTGCAAGGGACAAGTTAGGTTTAAAAAGAAGAAAAATATTTATCATGTTCGATGACAAGCTAATTAAATTTAGCGACCCCGAATTGAATAGAGCTATCCAAAATGCTTTATTTGAAGCAAAAGAACCGGCGAGTGTTAACAGAGATGGTAAACAGGTTACTGAATTATTAACTTGGGCAGAAAATTATCAAGCGCCAGAAAAATATATAAACAGAGGTAATGTAGATGTTATTGTATTAAAGAGACCTAGTAGATATCAAAACCTGATAAAACAAGACCTCCAAAAAGCTGGACTTCCTGCGGATTTACTTCCAGATACAAGTGAGCTGGAGGGGGTTGTTGCAGGTGGATTAGTGCATGGTTTTGGGCATTCTTTCTTTAATGAATATGTTACCGAAAGAACTCTACAGGAAACAAAAGAGGGTAGAGCTATTTATAAAGAATGGCAAAACCTTAGTAAAGAAGCTACTGCTCCGACTCAGTGGAAAGATTCTGTGTTGGGTTTTGAAGAGTACATAGCAGACCTTGCTGGGGGTGATATTTTTAATACAGCTCTAGCAAAAAGAAAAGAAAGTGACAAATTTATTAAAGATTTAACTAAAAGATACCAGACTACCCTAAGCACTATGAGAGTTAGTTTTGCTAAAAGTATGGGACTTAGGCTTAATAGACCTAAACAAAAAACTTTTACAGATTTCGTAGCTGTAGTCAAAGAACAATTTAGAGGCACACAAAAAGACCGTGGCAGTGGAACTGTTACTGCTGCTGTGCGTGAACAACTGGACTTATTCGACACGAGCATAAAAGAAAAACTTGTAAAAGAAAAAATTATTACAAGAGATATGAAACTTGATGATGTGTTAGATAAGTATGATGAAGTTGTAGGCACTCCGGGTTCTGCAAAAGAAGCCATTGATAAACTTAATGACATGGTGCGTTTTACAGTTTCTTCTAGTACAGACTATTTACGTTTTCAAGGTGCAGATGATACTTTCGTAAATATGTTAAATAGAGAAACTCAATCGCCTACTGGTTTAGGGTTTGTACAAGAAGAGGTTGATGAGTACCAAAGGGTTATTAATTCTTTATTTAAACCTCTTGCAACAATGTTAGATATACCCGTGGGCACTTGGGGAGACGACACGGAGATAGGTGCAAAACATAGACCTAGATTAAGGCAGGCCTTTATTCAATATTCTGCAGATATGAAAATTTTTGGGGAAAAAGAATTAAGAAAACAATTAAAAAATCCTGAGTACTTAAGCCCTAAAGCAGATAAAAAAGGTAGGGAACAATCCAAACGTGTAACAGCGTCAAGTTTGCACATATTTAAAACAATGCAAAAAATAAAAAGACAAATGGAACTTAATGGTTTAGCTGTTAGGGAAAATCATGATTTAACTAGAAACTATGATATAGAAGCTATTAGTGTTAAACCTGTTTTATTCAACACTATGGCTCGATTAATTTATGAAGCTGAAGGTAATGATGTATCTTATGAAGAGTCTGTAAAGGCGGTAGAAGAAGCTATTAAAAACAGAGAACAAAACGATACTTTAATAAAAGATGATGAAGAGCTATCTCCTTATGTTGCTAGTTTAGCTATCGGAATGTCTCCAAAAAGAGCTCAACTTTTTAAAAACGTATCTACTTATGACTTGGTAAGATATGGGTTGGTTACAGATATATTAGATTCTCAAATACAAGGTATTCGTAACATTGTTAAAAAATACATGTATAACAATAAAGTACAAAAAGTTTTAAGAGACGAAGAAATATTGAGGGCAAGAGAGTTAGTAGGTTTAAAAAGATTTAAAACACCTTCTGGTAACGTAGTTGACGACGCTTCGTTTTTAGAGTTTTTAGCAGAAAAAGAAACTAGAGCTGAACAGAAAAAACGTATTTCAAAAACGGGAAAAAAAGGTAAAAAGAAAGAAGATTTTACGGAAGCACCCTATCTCCTTAGAGGGTGGCAAGCTGCTACTGCTTACGTATGGTTAGATCCAAATGTTAAAGATCCAATAGCAGTTAGTAATACTGTAGGTGCGATTACAGGAAAAATAGGTTTGGAAATTAATAGCATGCCTTACTTTAGATCAGCACAATCAGGAGCTATGTTACTAAACCAAATGACTTTTCTTACTTTTAGTGGTCTTTCTAGCTTACCAGAGTTAGCTGGTCCAGCTATACAAAGAGGAGACTTTGAAGGATTACTACTAACTTTTCAGGGCATTGGTAAAAACTTAAGAAATAAAGAAGAAGTAGATAACTTTTTACTAGCTTTAGGGACTATGGGTATTTCTCAATCTCTAGAGAATAGTGTTTATGCAGGAGACATGGCGTGGGCTACCAGCACCACTCAAGAGTGGTCTAAATTTTTCTTTAAGAGCATTGGTGTAACTAAACTTATGGGTTTCTTATATAGAAACGCGGCTTTTGTATCTTATAAAGCAATTGAAATGGATACTAAAAGAGCGTTGCAGGGGGATGCTAAATCTATAGAAAGACTAGCAGTAATTGGTTTAACCCCTAACGTAGCTAAAAAAGCTTTGACCGAGGTAGATTTCTTAAAAAAAGGAGACCCTAAAACTTTTCCAGATTATGAAAACAGGTTAAAAGGTAGTTCAGAAGCTAGGCAGTTTAGAAACTCTATGCAAAAATTAATTAAAGAAATGGTATTAAAACCAACATCAGCACAAAGGACAGTGTGGATGAATAACCCTTTCTTTGCTTTAATCGCGCAGTTAAAACCTTTTTATTATTCTTTTGGTAAAAATTATATTGGGGGTACTTACAAAAATATGCAGAGAGAGTACAGGTATGGTAACTATGTAGGAGCTTTACTACCGCCTATGATATTAGTTGCAGGTATGTTGCCTTTAGCAGCAATAGGGCTCCATTTAAGAGAGTTATTTAAGTTTATTGTAAATGGTGGGGATCCAGAACAATTTAAAGCTTTCAATCAATCCACTCCTACACTTATGTTAGATTTAGTTGATAGAGCAGGTTTATTAGGTAGAGCAGGTTTATTAGTTCCAATGTTCGAAGCTGAAATGTATGGAAGTACTTTCTTTAGTCCAGGGTTAGGTCCTACTATAGAAAGGGGTATTGATGTTATAGAGGGTAGAGGTAATATTTGGGATTACGTACCATATGCCGGTGCATTTGGTTATGATTAATATATAATGAGGTAGATTATGGCTTATTCATCAACAATTAAATTAGTAGTAGGTGACACTTTACCTACTTTAAATTTTACATTAAAGGACAGCAATACCGCAGCTGCTGGTAAAACTCTGGATGCCGATGATAGTACAACATGGGCTGCTGTAAATTTATCTGGCAGTACTGTACGTTTTAGGATTCGTGAGGTAGGTACTACAACTGTACTAAAAACAATTACCGGTACAATTACAGGCGCTGCAGCTGGAGAAGTGAGTATAGCTTTTCCTAGTGATACTTGGACAGCTGCTGGTACTTTTGAAGGCGAAATAGAACACACTACAAGTGGTAGTGGGATCCAAACTGTACAAGATTTAATTAAGTTCCAAGTGCGTGATGACTTTGATTAATGGCACTTCGAGCAATAGTATCAAGCAATAACCTACGCGCTATAGTAGACACTGACTCGTTAGAGCCAGTTACGGTATTTCAAAACATACAATCTTTAGTTAATTTTGTTAATTTAGAATATGGTATAGATTTTCTTAATCTCTCTGCTGTAGATATAGTTCTTGATGCAGATTCTAAAGATTTGTACTTTGCTCCCGGATATCAAGAAGATAAAGCTTTAACAGTAACTATTACAGAGTCTTTAGCTAATGCTATTGCCAAAACTGTAACTGCAGATACTACCTCAATACTAGAAGTAGCTGCTTTAGAAACAGGCAAACTTGCTTCAGACACTTTTAGTGTAACCGAAAGTATTGTGACACTACTAATTTTTGAACGTGCGTTTTCGGATACACTTAGTGTAGCAGAAAGTTATGTTTCTAACTTCGGTAAAAATCCGTCAGATTCGGCGAACGTCGCAGAATCGTACGCGAGTTCATTTGGTAAACCAGCTTCTGATACCACAACAATCAGTGAAACTTATACCCCAGACTTTGGTAAGAATCCCGCTGACACTGTGTCAGTAGCGGAGTCTTTTGCTAGTGTGCGTACTTTTGTAAGGGCCTTTAGTGATTCGTATAGTTTGGATGATACTGCAAGTGCAAGTGATGATTTGGCTACAGAATCCGGAGTAAATAAAAATAATGTGGTTTCCGTAGGAGAAAGCTTAGGTCCATTTGCAGTTAGTAAACCTTTAACTGATACCTCTACAGTTTCAGAAAGTTTTGCTCATGCCTTCAGCCCTGCAACCATAGCAGATTCTACAAGTGTAGGAGAAGCCCATGCGGTTAGTTTTGGGCAAGGTGCTATTGCAAATAGTGTTTCAGTATCTGAATCAATTAATGTACAATTATTTGTGGGTAGCACTGACGGAGCCCTGCTTAACAAGTCTGCCCTTAATACGTATTCAATTAACTCTTAAGAGGTTTTTATGTCAAATATAAATGACGCATTAAAAATGAAAGGACGTCTACAAATACATTTGAACGACGAACTTGTACAAGAAGTTGACAACTTAGTTGTTACTGCTGGTAAAGGTTACGTCGCTTCTCGTATGAAAGATGCTAGTGCAACTGCTATGTCACACATGGCTATTGGATCTGGAAGCACTGCCGCTGCTGCAAGTGATACTGCTTTAGGTAATCAATTAGGTAGAGTTGCGCTTACAAGTACAACCGTGTCTAGTGCTGTAGTTACTTATGTAGCTAGTTTTGCAGCTGGTACTGGTACTGGTGCTGTAACCGAAGCTGGTATTTTAAATGCCAGTTCTGGCGGTACTATGTTATGTAGAACAGTCTTTTCCGTTGTAAACAAAGGTGCATCAGATAGTATGACAGTCACTTGGACAGTGACAGTTAGTTAAACCAAGGAGGTTCTACTGTGGGATTGCTTTTTAAAAACAATGCCGAAACTACTTTATCGAGTGGGATAAATAACTCTACTACGACAGTCCCCGTAGCATCTGCAGCTGTTTTTCCCACACCTGATTCTAATAATGTTTTCTTTGCAACCATCGATGACGGTACTAATGTAGAGACTGTCAGAGTTACCGGTATCTCTAGTAACGACCTTACTGTGGTAAGAGCTCAAGACAATACCTCAGCGGCTGCTTTTAGTACAGGTGCCAAAATAGAACTTAGATTAAACGCTAAAGTGCTCGAAATGGGTACAAGCAGTCTTACTGATTTGGATGGTGATACTCAAGTTCTTGTAGAAGAAGCCGCTGACGAAGATAAAATTAAGTTTAAAACCGCTGGTACTGAGATAGCTAGAATAGATAGCACGGGATTGGGTATAGGGGGAATAAATCCAACAAAAAAATTTCACGTTTCAATAGCTGGTGATGCTTCACTATTTGACAGAACAGGAAGTGCAGGTGGAGTCATGCAGTTTGCTAATGGTGGTACTGTTAAAGGTAATGTTGGAGTTCAATCTGGTGGTTTTGGTCTTGGTGGTGGTTTTAGAGACCCTGATTTATTTATTACTACAGGTGGAGTTGTAGGTATTGGTACTGTAAGTCCTACAGCAAAATTAGATATAAAATCAACAGGGGCTACTTCAACTGCTTTGAGGGTTTTAAAAAGCGATGCAGGACAAAATCTACACGCTATGACAGAAATATCAGGTCATGGCAGATTAAGTGTTTATGATTCTTCTGAAAACGAAGATATAAGATTGGATAGTAATGGTGTTTCTTATTTTAATGGGGGTAATCTTGCTATTGGAGCTACAAGTGCTTCTTCAAAGCTAACTGTAGATGGAGATATATCAAACGTTTCTGGAGATATGACCATAGATGTAGTAGGAGATATTGTTCTTGATGCAGGTGGTGAAAACATTAAGTTTTCAGATGATGGCACAGAAATAGGACAAATTGATATGGGTTCACAGAACCTGACATTTAGGTCGCAAATTGATGATAAAGATATAATATTCAGAGGCCAAGATGGTACTTCAGAAATTGTAGCTCTTACTCTTGATATGTCAGAAGCAGGTGCTGCAACCTTTAATAACAACGTCACAGCTTTCTCAGATGAAAGACTTAAAGATAATATTGAAACCCTAGAAAATGGTTTAGGTAAAGTTGAACAGCTTAGAGGTGTAACTTATACAAGAGACGAAAAAGAAAATATAGGAGTTATTGCCCAGGAAGTAGAAAAAATATTACCAGAAGTAGTATTAACTGCTGATGATGAAATGGGCACAAAGTCTGTAGATTACAGTAGATTAACAGCAGTATTGATTGAAGCTGTAAAAGATTTATCAGCCAGAGTAAAAGAACTAGAGGGTAAATAATGGCACTAACTAGTTCCGGTGCCATAAGTTTAAATGAGATACACGTTGAAGCAGGTGGCTCTTCTGGCAGTATATGTTCTATAAATGACTCTGATATTAGGGGTCTAATTAGTAAAGGCCCCGGAGCAACCATGGCATTCAATGAATGGTATGGAGCTTCAGCTGCTGCAGCAGATGTTTCTACAACTATGACTATTGGCGGTGATTCATCAACTGAGACAATACAATATGTAGGTACTACGAGAGTTAGATTTAGAGGTTTTAGCTCCAGTACCCAAACTTATGATAGCGGTGCTACAAGCCTTGGAAGTCTAGGTTCTACATCTTTTACTGGTTATTTTGGTGGGAATACTATTACTGATCTGCATGTTCGTGGAACCTCTTTTTCAAGTTTTGGAAATCCACCGTATGGAGCCACTACATTACAATTTTCAGTAAATGCGGAAAATGTTTCTAATTCTAATTCATCATTTAAAAAACTGTTAGTAGGTAGCACTACCTATAATAGGTCAGATGCTACTTATTCAACCGGTAGTGGTAAAACTCATTGGACATGGACTGCAGGATCAAATGCACCAGATAATAATACTAGTACGATGACACCATTCGGTTCCGCTGGAGGAACTGTAACAATTACTTTTAAACAGGTTTAATATGACTGAAATTAAATTACAAAAAGAATCTATAGACAGTCGTATTACAGGGATTACGCCAGACATAGATGAAAACAATACTTCTTTTAACAGACTAACTTTTTCTGTTAAACACCCTGCAACTGCAAAAATGCATTATTGGGAATTAAATAAAAGCGATAGTGACAGTCTTTTAATTAAAAAAGAAGATGGAATATATACAGACACTAAAGATGTAAATTATTTGAAAGATAATTGGAGTGCTGAAGAATATGAATCACGTTTACGTCAAGCATGGAGAGATGCAGAAAAAGAGGATATTCCAAAGCAGTGGTGGGAAAAAGTACAAATTATCCCTAGATATACAGCGATGTGGGATGATGTTTATGTTGATAAACAAAAAGTAAAAGTGGATTACAGTGTTGGTTGTACCGGCGCTCCTTTAAATAAACTCAATAATTTAATATCTTTAGTTAGAGGTAAGTTTCCCGGTGAATATAATTTTAAAAGCCATGGAAACAATATTATTGGTATGTATCTACCAGACCATTCAATAAGACCTCCGTACAAATCAAACAATACAATTACTGTTTATCATATGTACTATGAGATAGATATTTTTAATAAACTTCTTAAAGATTATAAAGTGCCAGAGTATGATTATAATTATAGGTTTTGGTATGGTTTAAAATATGACTTAGATTCTCAAGTTCGTTATTTAAAAATTGTTATAGGGGATGATGATAAAACCAGTAATTACCAAAAATACCCAGATTCCTTTATACCTAGGCCGCAGCTACCGGTATGCACAACACCTTATTTTGCAAAAATATACTCTCCAGATGGTACAGAGGCTGACGAGTATGATGTTTTCTTTTCAACTACTCCCGAGATAATGAAAAAATATTGTGAAGAAAATAACCTTAAGTTCCCTATCCCAGAACACAGAGAGGACGAGTATATTTGGACTTATGGCATAGTGTATGACAAAAGTACTTTAGAAGTTAAACAAGTTAAAGGTTACATTAAGGTAGCTCAAGAACCTTATGCGCTCCCCTTTTAAAATGAATTTAAAACTAGACACAAAAGAAACAGATAAAAAGTTCTATAAAAAAATAGAAGAAGAAAAGAAATTACGCAAAGAATTTAGGAAAAAATTTTATAATTAGTTATGTGGAAATATTTTAGTGAAGACGAGCTCAAGTGTAAGCATACTGGTATTTGCGGTATGGACCCAGAGTTCATGGAAATTCTTGAAAAAATACGTGAAGAAGTAGGAATTCCGTTTATAATAACAAGTGCCTATAGAGATCCAACGCATCCTATAGAAGCAAGAAAATCACAACCAGGAGCTCACGCAAGTGGCAAGGCTGTAGACATACTTATTCGGGGCTCGGATGCCTTAAAGTGTATAGAAGTAGCGTTAAAACATGGTATAACCGGGCTTGGTGTGAAACAACATGGCGACTCTAGATTCATACATCTAGACACTTTAGAAGCTACTAGCACCAGACCAAGACCTTGGGTTTGGAGTTATGAGTGATACACAAGACCAAAGACTAGAGAAAATAGAAGAAAAACTAGATCGACTAGCAGATGCAGTCGTGTCTATTGCTCGTATTGAAGAACGAGTAGCTACCGTGTTAAGGCAGAACGATAGGTTCTTTATTAGAATGGATAAGATAGAGCAACGTTTAGACGATGTAGAAGCACAATCTGATGTCAATTCTAATACAGGACGGTTCATAGAGAGATTTATGTGGATTGTCGTAGCCGCAGGAATAGGATTATTAGTATATTTTTTACGCACATAGGAGGTATTTATGGCGGATCCAATAACAAACTCAGTAGTAGGTATTGCTGGTAGCGTTCTAAACAAGTTCGTTGCTGATAAAAACCTAAAGATGAAGCTTGAGCATGAGCTCAAGACACAATTACAAACAGCTAACCTTTCACAGATTGAGGTAAATAAAATAGAAGCAGCCAGTAAAAACTGGTTTGTGGCAGGCTGGCGTCCGTCTGTAGGTTGGGGTTGCTCAATTGCAATGATGGTGCACTTTATTGTACTGCCTGTAGGTGAGTGGATTGCTGCACTATCTGGTGTAAAAGTAGATATGCCAGAGTTTGATTTTACTCAATTATCTACCATACTCATGGCGATGCTCGGCATGGCAGGGCTCAGGACTTTTGAAAAGCAAAAGAAAGTAGCTAGAGGAGACGATTAAGAGTGTACTTTAAGTTAATTTCATTCAATGGTATTGCTCCCATTTTAGAACCTCGGTTGTTAAAAGACGAGGTGGGAGTTACATCTCAAAATGTTAACTTAGAACGCGGTAATTTAAACCCACTATTTACTAATGGTAGTTACGCTAACTTAAATGCAAGTAGTATAACTAGTTATTACCAATATAAATTTGGTGGCACTATATATAATCTTGAGTTTGATGATGATGTAAATGTACAGCCGGGACCGATTGCAGATGATGCTTTTGATCGTTTGTATTGGACAGGACAAACTTTCCCACGTATGGCAAGTTCTACACAAATTACTACCGGAGGTTCTGGTGCATTTCCACGTAGTTCTTTTAGATTAGGTATCGAAGCTCCTGCAGCCACGCCAGCCGCTGCTAATCCTACAGGAACAGATGATGGTACTCAAGTAAAGTACAGTACTGCTTATGTTTATACCTTTGTTTCTGCTTTTGGAGAAGAAGGCCCGCCTTCATCACCTTCTAACGTAGTAACAAAAGTAGATGGTCAGTCAGTTGTAGTAAGTAATTTATCTACCGCCGCTGCTAAAAGTAACACTAATTATGGTAGTGGTGTAGGCACTAAACGTATCTATCGTTCTAACACTGGTTCTAATACTACTGACTTTCAGTTTGTCGCAGAGGTAACTATGGCTACTACTAGTTTTACAGATACTGCAAACAATGATGCCTTAGGTGAAGTTATACCTTCCACTTTTTGGATAGCTCCGCCTGATGATGACAGCACTTTATATCCAAACGGACAGATGAAAGGCTTAACTGCCATTGGTAATGGTATTTTTGCTGGTTTTAGTGGTAAACGACTTTGTTTTTCTGAACCATTCTTACCACATGCTTGGCCTGTTGCGTACCGTATAACATTAGAAGATGAAATCGTAGGTATATCTATGGCGGGTAGCGTATTATTTATAGGTACAAAAGGTACAAACTACATAGCAGCAGGTACAGACCCACAAGCAATGACTATACAAAAATTAGAAGCAGCTGAACCCCTACTATATAAAAGAAGTTTAGTTGATATGGGTGGATATTGTATCTACTCAGGACCTGATGGTTTGATAGCAGTTGAGAATGGGCAGGTTACTAATTTAACTCAGGGGCTTATTAGTCCTGACCAATGGAAAGGTACATTTGTAGTACAGAGTGCTGGCATGCACGAAGGCAAATATGTTGGTCAACACTCTCTCCCCGGTCAAACTCCACAAGCCATAATTTTTGATCCTCGAGGTGATGTAAATGCTCTTACGACTGTAGATACATTATTAAATAATTTATCTAATACAAACAGAGGGTTTTATACTGACCCCGATACTAATCAATTATTTTTAATTAATAAGCCAGCTTCTGGTAATTGTACGATAGAAAGTTTTGATGATTCTGCTACTGATACAAAACGAACTTTTGTTTTTAAAAGTAAAGAATTTGTATTGCCTAGACCTAGTAGCATGAACTTTGTAAAGGTTGAAGCTGACTCTTATGCAGGAGCAGGAGTAACAGTAAAAGTGTTTGGTGATGGTACAGAAATATTTGAGGCTACAATTACAGCTTCTGGATCCGTGTTTAGTGCAACAGGCGCTGCTCCTACTTCTTTTAGTGCTACACAGATACAGGAACCTATACTACGTTTACCTACAGGTGTACATAAGGTATACCAGGTAGAAGTTGCTAGTGCAAATCCAGTGCATGAAGTATGTATTGGAGAGTCTATAGATGAACTGAGGTCAATCTAATGGCTACTTCTGGCAGTAAACCACCTTCTTTACCACCTTTACCAACTAACTTAGATCCACAACTAAGAAATTATCTCAAACAAGTGGACACCCATTTGAAGATAAAAGCAGGCGATTCAGGTAATCCAAAAGACCGTAATCTTACTCTTAGAGATTTAGAAGAAAGTGGTATTGTGTCTAGTGCTCCTACAGTAAACGATTTTAGTATTACAGCTGGAGACCCTACTGTTAAGGTTATTGCACCAAACCAGTTGGTTACTGACCAAATAGGTGAAGAAAACACCTCTAAAAAGTTTAGTAAAACAGGAGTTATTTTTGCTAGTAGCTTTTCTAGCAGTACAGGCGTAGGTTCTGCTCAACATTCTGGCTTAAGTAATTTTGATTTTCTTTTTAATAGCAATGGTTCCTTTGGGTTTCCTAATAATCATATGGTGGGCAGCCACCCCAGCAGTGGTAGTAAATATCAATTGTTTGCTAACTTATCTTCTTCTTTTTCCTTTAAGACTCCGGTACATACAAGGGGTGGTAAGAAACCCTATTTAATAAGTTTTAGTGGTGATAAAGCTGGCTCCGTCATTTCAACAACTCCTGTAGATATAGTTGTTGTACATGTATTATTATTGTCTGGTATCCTTGGTAGTCAGACGCACAGCGGTAATCCCGGAGTTTATAATACTGTTGGTGGTACTTTTTTACAGGCAAATGAGGGTGAGTTTCAAATAAGTCGAAGAGTTGTTGCAGGCGGAAGCCACGCTGCCGCAGCTTTTTTACCTCTGAACGTTCAAACTGTTGTAGAGTTACGTGAACAACAAGAATATATAATCTTTACTGGGGTTGGTATGATTGGAGTCACATCTCAATCTATAGAAGAAATGCAATATACAGTGCAAGGATTAACAACATGAAAATGTATTCATACGACAGCCGTAAAGACGACAATCCCGTCAACGATCCATTAGCTAATCTTAGGACTAGTAGAGATTATGTATTAAGCGCAACAGATTGGACTCAGTCTTCAGATAGCCCGTTATCAGATGAAAAGAAAGCAGAATGGGCTGTTTTTAGGCAGAAATTAAGGGACTTACCTACAACTTATAATGAAGCAACAGGAGAATATGATTGGCCTGTAGCCCCTAATTAAATGTATGATATGACCATGTTTGAGATTACGTTAAACGATTTTTATATTGAATTCATAGGGTTTGTACTAACTCTATTAGTTGGTTTAGCTATTAAAGATTGGGCAGTAGGTTTTGTAAAAGGCGCTACTTTCCGTTTGACGTCTTCATTTAAAGAAGGTGATAAAGTAATTTTAGATGGTGATACTGCACTTATTATAAAAGTAGGGTTTTCACAAACAGTATTTGGGGTGTACAACGATGACGGTTACACGTGGCGTTATATATCAAATCAAAAAATTGATGCATTAAAGTTAGAGAAGATTGTAGACTCTGAGCTACATGCTGATACAGCTGAGGAGAAGGCACAAAAACTAAGGTCTTTTTTGAAAGACGATAAAAATGAGGTAAAATAAAGTATGGCTACTAGAAAAATGAAAGAAATGGGTCCGGGTATGGTAGGCACAACACCAGTGAATGAGCGCAGATTAGTGCCTCAAGGAACTGCGAATAGTGCTAATGACCCAACCCCTGAACCTAAACAAATAGATATAGGTCAACTAACGGAGATGTTAAAAAATGCCCAGAGCTAGAAAAAAACCTTCAATGAAACTTAAAAAGCAGAAACTTACTAAGCGTCAAGAAGGAGCGATGAAGCGTCATTCTAAGCATCATACTGCAAAACATTTGAAATTTATGAAACGTAGAATGCTTATGGGTGATACATTTAGACAAGCGCATAAAAAGGCGCAAAAAAAGGTAGGTACATAATGCCAGCAAAGAGAAAAAGAAAGACAACTAAAAAGAAGAGTGGCGCTAAGCCAACTAATCCAGCTTTGTATGCTAGAGTAAAAGCTGAAGCTAAACGTAAATTTAAAGTTTATCCTTCAGCATACGCTAACGGTTGGTTAGTTCGTACGTACAAGAAACGTGGTGGCGGTTATAGGTAATGGCTAACACAAAACCCAAAGGAGGCTTAACAGCTTGGTTTGGTAAAGGTAAAAAAGGTGATTGGGTAGACATTGGTGCACCTAAGAAAAAGGGTAGGTATCAAGCTTGCGGTCGTAAATCGGCTAAGAAAAGTAAACGTGCATACCCGAAATGCGTACCACGGTCTAAGGCCCGTAGTATGACAGCTGCTCAAAGACGTAGTGCGGTAGCACGTAAACGTAGAGCAGGTAACCCGGGTGGTAAACCCACAAATGTAAAAACTATAGTAAAAAGGAAAAGACGTGGCACAAAGAAAAAGAAGTAAAATGCCTGCTAGAAACAAGAAGAACTTCCGTTCTACGAAGTCTGGTGCAGGTATGACTCGTGCAGGTGTAAAAGCTTACAGACGTATGAATCCCGGATCTAAATTAAAAACTGCTGTTACTGGTAAAGTAAAGAAAGGCAGTAAAGCTGCAAAAAGGCGTAAATCATTTTGTGCACGTTCTGCAGGACAAATGAAGAAGTTTCCAAAAGCTGCGAAGAATCCTAACTCTAGGTTAAGACAAGCACGTAGGCGTTGGAAATGTTAATTAATGTATTACAAATACATGGATTTAGATCCTGTATTTGTGTAAAATGAAGTTAGTATGACAAACGGAACTAGAGAAAAAAAAGATAAGGGTACTTCTACAGTTAAAAATACTGTTACGGGTGAATCAACTAAAGTCCAAAATTCTCAAATGGAGAACACTTACAAGAATAAAAGGTTTAAAGATTACCAACGAGAAGGAAACCCGTTAAATAAAATTACTAACAAGGGTGGAATTTTTGATTATGTTCCGGACCCGAGACAAATAGGTGATTATTTATTAGATAAAATGGGTAGGACAAAGCCAAAACCCCCTAAAAAACAGAAATGATAAATAGACCTATAAACCACAAAGAACCTCATACTTATAAAGATATTTGTAGTAAGAAGTATTCTACAGTTCCGAATCACGACGGTTCTGTACCAGGTGAAAAACAATCTATATTTGTTGACACCAAATCACATCGTGAATTTAAAAACACTAAAACGGAGTATTAATATGCCAATGGGACCGGGAACATACGGAAAGAAAAGAGGAAGACCTGCAAATAGCAAGAAGAAAAAGAAACCTATGAAGAAGAAGGGCATGACTAAAAGAGCCAAGCCTATGAGAATGAGGGGCGGATACTAAGCTTTTCTTCCGTTCTTATCTCTTCTAAAAGATCGGTTTTGACTTTTATGAGCAACTACTAAGTTGCTTCTACTATTATTCATTGGATTACCGTCCCTGTGATGTATATCAAAACCACTACCTTTAGTTACTAAACCTTCACGTATAGCCATACGTCTTGCACGATTTCGTTGTGCACGTCTTTTCTTTTGTTCTGGAGTGCCTTGGTAACGAGCGTATTCTTGTTGGTAATTTCTATCGGACATTAGTATTGTGTTGAAGGGTCTTCTTTTGTGGGTCTATTTGCAACAGCTTTAGGCACAGGTCGGGCATTACCGCGTAGTTGTTTTATTTGATAACCCGCAGCAGCATTACGCAGATTAATAAGTTTTCTTATTAGTTCTGGCGCATTAAACCAGAAGGTAGAATCAGTTTCAAAGTCATATCGTCCACAACCTTTACACCTTTTATCTCCAAACTGGCGAGCTGTACACCACCCAATACAAGGTGAGTCAGCTAAGCTATTACACTCTCCACGTAGAGCAGAGAGGTTTTTACCACTCATGAGTGCTATTTTACACATAAATTCTCTAATTTGGCTACAAATTCTGAAATACTAATGGCTTCTTTCATAAACGTCGCTTTAGTTATTTTATTAGCATGCTCAAATTTTTGAGTAAACATAATTAATTTACCTACGCCAAGTGCTACATAACACGGCACACCTTCTGCTTTACGCTCTTTAAGCCAGGCACACTGTTGTAGAGTTAATTTAAAAGAAATACATGTGCTATCTTTTTTGGGTAATTCTTTTTTATATTTGTATTCTACAAAACAAAGGCCGCCATTGCCTGAATAGAAACAGTCTGGCACACCACCATGGTAGGCGTCGTTAATTTTCCATTTATAGATAGTGGGGGGAAGTTTTTGATGGATTAGTTGTATAAAGTGTCTTTCTTGCATACATTACACCGGATCTTGGCCGGATGTAATGTATTGTAACACATACGACGACGCATTTTGTCGCCGTATGTGCAATCACTTTTAGGAGTCGGTTGGACCTAAGTTAAGTTTCGTGTATACCTCCTTGGCATACTCGTAATCTTCTTCAGTTACCCAACCTTGGTTTTCTGCATTCAAGTTATAAAACTTTTGTGCAGCTCTGTTTTGTGTTTGTAGAGAACCTAGTTTCCACAAAGCACTGAATCTATCGCCTCCTAGCTGTCCAATCTGAGTGTTCCACTCTCGTGAAACTCTTAGTTTAGATGAAGCAAAGTCCATTAGAAATGGAGTTTTATCTAACTCTCCTGTTTCTGGATCTTTACGAAGTAATAGATGTGATTGAGTTTGAATGATCTCATGATCATCAGCTTTTAACCCTTCTTTTGCAAGATGGTCAAGGGCTGCTGATTGGCTACTGTAAGTACCAACTAAGCCACCGCCGCTCTCACGCTTTTTCCAAAGAACAAAGTCTTCTTTAAAATGTACGTTGATAACATATAGCTCTGTGCCATAATTTTTACCATCTATACTATTTATAAAGTCTCCTGGTTTAGCACCGTCAATGTACGCGTCGTGGTTAGGATCCACTTCGCTGTTCATTTGTTGGAGTAACTTTACTCTTGGGGTTTGTAAATGCTCAGCAGTGATATTCTCATTACCAAGCCCTGATGCTTCTTTGACGTGCGCTGGCACGTTGTTAGAAACTAGTGATATAGCTGTTTCGCTCATTGTTCACCTTTCTTTTTTCGTGTTTAAATTTACTTACTTCGGTAATTAACTTTAGTAAGCTCCGTGGAACGTACGCCCGGAACCGAAGGTTCCATAGCGATAAGTTCCCTATAAGCTGTAGCAGACATACGTTTTTGTAACAACTCAAACCGACCTGTGTCGCTTATGTGTTGATGCAAAGCATCCCAGTCTTCTACAGTTGGTACTGTTTCTGTTTTAAGAGAAATAGTACATACATCGTTACCGGTTTGAGTAAGACCTTGTCTTTCCATATCGGCACCGATTTCTGCTTCCAAAGCATTTTGTACTTGCTTTAGTTCTTTCTCTTGTTCGAGTAAGACCTTAAGCTTTGCACGTGTGTCTGCAAGCATATTCATTTTATCATCAAGAGTAACTTGTTGATTTTCCATAATAACTCCTAGTGGATGACTTGATTTTCTGTCAAGTCAATATGTAAGTCATCATATACAATATTGACTCCTTTAGTAAGTTCAACAGCAAACTGTGCTGCTTCTTTTACAATTTCTCTAATATCTGGTTCTACGTTTTGGTCTAGATAACTAGAGACAATAAGTTCAGATATTGAATAAATTAAAGCTGTAGCTAATACAGTATTGTCTGTTTTAGTAAGCTCATGTAATTCTTTTTTAGGAAGCCTACCTAGTTGTAATACTTTTTTTGCTTCTGACATTTCCATATTATACCTTATGTAATTCACTAAGTACGTTAAGTAAACTTTCCATACGATTTAGTTTACCGTTTAGTTTGTTGTATACCTCTGATTCCCATGTACCTCTAGCTGATATAAGTATAGTTTCAGTCTTTTGAGTTTG